AAGAGGTACACAGAAAGTTTCCAGTAAAAGCCATTACATTCTCCTTATATATTCAGCTAGTTTCGGGTTTCCTGAATCTTTAATAGCATTATATACAGTAGTTCTATCACTTTTAATAGCCTGTCTCATATATATTGCAATAATTTTTTCCATTTCTTTACGATAAGCATAAGCCTGATCTCGTATTGCAGGGGGAGCATTGTCCGATATACCTATAATTTTATTCACACATCGTTCTGCTGTTTCTTCTGGAGTAAAACCTCTATTATTTGTTGTTTCAACTCCAACAGAAAAATTATTTGACATACCTAACGGCTCTGTAAACATTATGTTTTTGCCTTTCTAATTTCACCTGAAATGTATTCATCGGATACTTCTTGTGCCTCACCAAGATTTTTCAATCTTTGAAGAGCTTCCCCAAGTCTTGAGTTATACATACTCATAACGTCTTGTTCTCCCTTCATATAAATATAAGACTCAACTAAAGAGGCATATAATAAAGCTATTTCAGCGTTTTCACTCAACCATGTTGTTCCAGAATCAGCACCAGCAGTAATACTTGTTGGTCTATAAAAATAACTTAATGTAGCTGTATAACCACTATCAGGAGTAGGAGCTACTATAAAGTAGTCAGTATCAAATTGAGCGTAATAACGAGGTGTTCCTGTTGTAGATGAATTTGGATTAAATGATTGAATAAACTCTAACTCTTTAAATTGAAGATATTCATAGCTGCTGCTATTAGTTACACTTAAAGAAAAGGGCGCTAAAAAATCAGAAGGAGCAGCAAGATATTGATTTCCTGAAGACATGTTGCCAGAAACATTTTTTTGAAAAATATTTAATTGAACAGACTTTAAAATTCTTTCCTCTGCAAGCCTTATAAAAGTAGGTAAATTAGACACAAAAGATGTTTCATCATTTTGGGTATAATCTTGTAAAGTAGATTTTAATGTTGCGTATGTAAAACTCATGTTGTCACCGTAACACTTCCCACGTTTGCTGTAACTTCAAAAGAAGATAATTCTTTTCCTAATATACCTTTTCCAACATTAGTATATACTGTAAATTTTACGTTGTCATCTGCTTGATCTGGTCTTGCATCTTTTATTCCCTCTGGATCAGGTCTTTTTCTTAAAGGAGTTAATTGTGGGTGTTTTTCCTCCCATTCATCTTTTCCTACAAGCAAACCATTCCATTCTTTTCGCATATCACGCAAACGATAACGAAATCCAGACCTGTCTGATATTCCATAAGCATATTTACCTGATGCGAATTTAGACAACTCTATAATCTCCTAACGCTGGACTAATTGTTACAGAAGCCCTGTCTCTATCTTCTGCTATTGCTCTTTCAAATTCTTCTTCATAAACAGCTTTTAACATTTGTATTCTGTTTGGCGCTCTCTTAATTGCTATATAATAAGCAAGACCAGCAGCTAAACATGGGTAAAAACGAAACGGTACCTCTAAAGTATTTGTAAATGTATCTGCATCATCTATTCTTGTTAAAGCATCATAATACAAAACATCTGTGCTGTTTTCTGGTAAGGGCCATATTTTAAGATTAGGTGTTATTTGCCTATCTAAAAAGAATTGAGTTGGTCTACCTGAAGTAGCTTTATTAGGTATCGCTAAATAAGTATCTCTACTTATTCTTTCTAAAGAATAATAAATTCCACTTCTAAGAACAGACATAGATAAGATATCTATAATGTTTGTTCCCAAAGAATATTCTCCATCACTAGCTGTTAAAGCTTGTGTAGATTGAGTAATAGTCCATTGATTTAAACCTCTATTAGCCCATTCAGCTAACATGATATTTAAAGACCTTTTTGCTGTTTTAAGGTCATAACCTGTTTTAACCTCTAAGCCACAACGCTCAAAAGCTTCTTCAATGTATTCTACTACATCTAATTCAAAATTTACTGACCCAGAAACTGCCATTGTTTACCTTTCTACGACTGAGTAACTGCACCTTTTGTTTTTTTTCTTTTTTGTGACATAATAGCACCACAACCTCTTGCTACAGCCGTTCCTTTTACACTTTTTCCGTTAAATTTTCTTTTAGGTTTTGTTACTTCTCCACCATTTATTAAATTTTTTACCGTCGCTTTTTTCGTGTTTTTGACGACTGTTTTACCTTTTGAACCTTCTCTTTTTTTCTTTCGGGCTGTTTTTGCTCTTTCTGCTTTTGAAAGCGATTTGGCTTTAGCCATTGGAAGGCACCTGTCAGGGCGTTCTTTATTTTTTGAAGTACCGCACTCACCTTTAATTTCACCATCTGTTCCTATCCTCACCCATTTTTGATTTAACCATTTTTTTAACTCGCCCATTATTTTTTCCTTCGACTTCTCAAAACACCTTTCAAAGTCTTTGCTTGAGCAGCGTGCGTTTTAGATGCTTTGCTTAAACCCTTTATAACTTTTTTAATTTTCTTTTTGTTTTTTTGAGTTTGCATTATGCTTTTCTACCTTTTCTTTTGCCACCTTTAGATTTCTTAGCATAGTTTGGATCTTTACAATATTTTGAAGCAGCTAAGTTTGCATAAGCAGATGGGTATGTATCAAAAGTTCTTTTCGCCCACGCTTTACCTTCAGGACAAATTTTACTTCCTTTGCTTTTACGAGAAGCCTTACCACCTTTTTTATAGTAAGTTAAACCTCTAGGCATATCACTTTTTTTCATAGGAGGTTTAGATATTTGCTTTGACATTTGACTTCTTGACATAGCCATTTAACATCTCCATCTTTTTCTTGCTTGTCGTAAACGACTGTTGGGATTTTTAGCTGCCTTTGGAAATTTTTTCATCTGACCAGCAGAACGAGCGCAATAAGACTTTCTTCTTTTTGCATCCTTACTGCCTTTCTTAACTTTACCAGTAACTGCCGTTTTTAACTTAGAACCCGGATTCTTACGTCTATAAGCCTTAACACCAGCTTTAGTCATTCCAGCACCTTTTTCTGTAGGTCTGAAATTTTTCTTATTTCGTTTAGGCATTTCGCCTTTACGTTTTTTCTTTTCAGCCATATTTCTTACGCATGAAAAATTGTAATCATATCAGCAGTATCCAACGTATATTTAACAGATAAACCACTATTAAATAAAACTCCTTGAGATGGTATAGTTCTATCTATAACTGTGTTTGCAGTTCCTATGGTTCTTGATTTAAATAATGTTGTTCCATCTTCAGGAGCGCCATTGATGAACTCTACATCACCAGCAGTTCCACCAGAGGTAATTGACATTCCTTTTAATCTTACTCTATTGCTACCATTCACAGCTTGAGCGCACAATGTACCTGAACCAACTGTTATGTTAGCTGCGTATTGTGCAGAGCATTCTACAGCAGTAACGGTTAAAAATAATTTAGTACCTGCAACTGCTTCAGCAGAACTTGTAGAAGTTATAACTTCTGTCATAGCGTCACCAAAAACATCTGTTCCTGTAATAGTACAAGTCTTAGCATTATCACCTGTTCCTGCAGTCGTTACGGTAACATTACGAGCAGCACCACCTGCAAAAGTAGTTGCTGCCATCGTTGCTGATGTATCTGGTCTTGCTGCTGTAACTAACCTATCAGGATCAGCAGCGTTTTCATCATTGATGGTAAGCGCTTGTACGTCTGAAAGTCCCATATTAATCTCCTTCTTAAAAAGGGGGATTAAATCCCCCTGAAATTAAGCTTCGTAGCCCATTAACTCAATGAATAACTTACCAGCAGTATAATCTGCGTCAGTTGCATCACCTGTTGTTAAATATAAGAAAGAATCAGCAGCAGGAACAGCAGTAAAATAAACTTTACTACCTAATGTTGCATCACCAGCATTTACAAGCAATGTTTCTGTTAAATCACCAATTGCTCCGTCTTCAACGCCTGTTCCTTCAGTAGCTGAATGTACGTTAAGGTCTGGATCACCACCTGCAGGAGCTTCAAAACACTCCATGCTACCTGTTAAAATAGTTCCATTTCGTGCAGCAGTTATTTGACCAATGTGACAAACTAAAGATGTTCCATTAACACCAATAATATCACCGCTTCCAGTTGATCTTAAACCAGTTAAATCTATTAATATTCTGGTTGTAATTATTCCACCACTTCTTTGAACAGAACTTCTGTAGATAGTTCCAGAACCTGTTGTAATACCAGTTCCAGCTTCTACTGCCATAGTATTAGCGTCTAAGGATATAAATCCTGCAGAACTAATAGACATTTGAGTTGTTTCAACACCTGTGCTTGCAGCAGTTGCTATTGAAGAATAGCCCCCTTCAGAACGAAGGGTTCCTTTAAAAGTTGTATTAGCCATTTTGATCTCCTCGTCTTGGCTGTTGTCAGTTGCACCATGCAACCGTCGAGCGATACTTACTTATACAACACTTTAAAACAAAAAGAAAGAGGCGAATAAATCGCCTCTCTCACAAATCGAACAAATGTTCGTTTTATTTTTAAGCTCCGGGTGAACCGAATACACAGCGAGGATCACTAAAGCCAAAAGAATATCTTTCTCTAGCTTTAAATCTCATGTTTCCTGTATCAAAATCTGCCTCCATTGAAGTTGCAAGAGGAGAACGCTCAAACAGTTTAAAACCATTTGGAGAGTCTGTTTTAATAAAGAAAGCATCTGTGTCTGTTAAAAAGTGATTAACAGTGTACCCATCTGGAATCATACCCATGTTTCGGGTTGCGTTGACATCGTTGTCAGCAGTTCCCGGACGTAGAGTTGACTCAAGAAGACGATCAGCAATAAACTGTAGTTGAGGAGGTATAATAAGCTTCATGCCTCGTAAAGCAATAATCATATTTCTCTCATCAACAAATGTAGAAATGCTTATTAACGCATCTTCAAGAGAGGTTTCGTTTAAATCAGCAGCAACTGAAGGTTCATTTGCAAAAGTTCCACCACCGCTTAATGGATGTGCAGTAGAACAAAGCTCAACACCATCACCACCAGTAAAACTAGAACTAAACGCATTGTTTAGTGTAGCTGCAGCTTTAACTTGCTTGGTGTGTGCCATTGAACGAGCAAGAGCCTTTGTGTAACGAGCGCCGAGGCGATCATAAAGGTTGTCTTCAATTGCTTCTTCAGTAAGTGCAAAAGCGAGAGCAATTGTTTCATGCGTGTAACGAGCAGTATATGCTTCGTTTGCAGAATCAAATGATACCCCTGCACCTTCACTTTTTGTTTGAGCATTACCAAATCCTGATAACATTACTTCTTCTTCAAACGCACGATCTGAAGTTTCTGTATCATAGATTTCTGCGTGTTCGGCATCATAGTTGTCATACTCCATGCCAAAAAGGGCATTTAACCCCGGTTCCAACTCTTTTACGAGTTGCGCTCTTGATATAGCCATATTACTACCCCTTTACGCTAACCCAGCGCCTTTAACGCCGAATATGTGATTTTGAATAACAACTCTTACATTTGTATTAGCTGTAGCGACATCTGAATTTTCAGGATCTTCTGAAATATCAATAGCTTTAAGAGATAAAGTAGTACCAGTTGCACCGTCAGAAACATTTAGTTCAGCACCAGAAATACCAGTAGTTGTGCTACCAGCAGTAGTATATACTATATCAAAATTGCCAAACAAATCAGCTACAGGCATTGCAGCGTTTGCTTGAATTTCAAAAATAACCATAGGATCATCAATTACAAAAGCAATTATATCATCCGCAGCAGTGCTTGCAGGATAAAAATTTGAAAACTTTTGTTCTCCTGTAGTAGGATCTGTAAATTGACAACCATTGAAAACACCAACGATAGGTACTGTACCACCATCAGCGTGTACTTCTATTCCACCGCCAGTTACCTGTGCAACCATATCACCTTGGAAAATAGCTGTTCCGTAGTTATTGGCGATTCTGTATCGGCTTTGTCCACCAGTATAAGGGGTTCCCCCTACCCTGCCAACAGGACGCATTCCGAACGCAGCATCTTTATTTGCCATTTCTTATTACTCCTTATTATTCTGAGAGCCAAAGCTCACAGAAGATTTACGTTGTGGACTTAGTTTCGGCATATTGGGATTGTTTTCACGCATCCAATCACGATCAACTGCATCCATTTGATTTCTAGCCATTTTGCTATAATGTGCATTCCGCTGTTCTACAATCTCTTCTGGTATTCGGGCTAATAAAAGACCGCCAACGCCAATACATCCAGCGTTTTTACCTTCATCAATTACAGGTGCGTCAAAGTCTGGGTATTCTTCGGCACGACCTAATTCGTATCCTTCTCTCCGTTTTTTGTGAATATTGTTACGATCATCAAAGTCCATAACGCTTTCACGAATCCAACGATGCTTGTATCCAATTGGGGCTTCAGGAGCCTCTAATGTTGAGGGAGCTTTCCATTCAGCTTTTCTTTCGGTTTTTTCACGAGATACCGCCTCTCGACTTGTTCTGTCAGCCATTTTCAACTCCGTTTATTTTCCAATTTCGCTACTTCTTTAGCGTAAGTTTCCAAAGGTATTCGCATTTTGTTTGCAAATGCCACTTGCCCCGGTGATAGTTGCACCGATTTTTTCCGTCCAGACTTCACAGACCGCCCATTAGGCGCAGGAGTTACGGCTTGGACGTTTGCACGTTTCTCCTGAAACTTGTGAGGAAATTCTTTTTTCATTCTAGCATCAATTTCCTTGTAATACTCATCAGTAGAAGGATCAAACCCTTCTTCTAATACTAATTGTTCGTGAACAGCTTGCGCTCCTCTTGTCATAACTCTATCAGGACCAAACCAAGAATTTTTAGATAACCAAGACTTTAACTTGGGATCTTCTGGAGTTTGTGGTTTTTGAACCTGTGGTTGTGGCTGTTGCACTTGTTGTGCTTGAGGTTGCTGTGCAACTTGTTTTTGTTGCTCCATTTGAGATTTTTGAACACGCAATCTTTCTTCTTCAACAGCGAGTTTGGACATAATTTGTTGTGCTTGAGCCATCTTTTCAGCATCACCAGACTCATGTGCCTGTTTGTAAATTTCTTTTACTTGTGCAGATTGACTCTTAATTCTATTGTCGTACTCTTTTATATATCCTTGGTCTAATTGACCTAACCGTTGTTTTAACTGTTGATTTTCTTGTTCTTTTTGTTGTGCAAAGTTATAAGCAGCTTCAGCTTCTTCAATTGCTTGTTTTCTTTTTGCAGTTAATTGGTTGATACGTTTTTTTACATTATCACTATATGATTCAAGTTCATCTTCTGAATTATCATTATCTCGAACATTTGTTTGAGTTGTTTCAGAATTTTCTGAAGAAACTTCAACATTAGATTGATCTAAGTCATCATCTTGTTCTATTTCAACAGATGTTGTTTCTTCCTCAATTATTTTTTCAGCTTCAGCCATATTTATATCCCTTTGTTACCTTATACATACGAAACGTCTGATGGGTCAAGTATTGTTGCGATAATATTATCATCATTTATCAAACGAACCTCTAATCCTTCCACTTTAAACCTATTACCAGCATATCTTCCCATAAGAACCCAATTTTTCTCATCACACCACGCACCAGATGGGAATTTATCAGAGTCCTTATATGCGTCTGGTCCAAGCTTTACGACATAAGCTGCAACAGTAGCGAAACTTTCTTTGTCTCGTATATCGTCTGGAATAAACACACCTCCTTTAGTCTGTTGCTTCATGTAATAGGGAATAACAAGTATTCTCCAACCTGTCGGTTGAGGAAGTCTTTCTAATATAGGTTTACCAAAAGTTGATGGATCTACAGAGTTTTTAGATTCTTCTATTTTAGGGAAAGCCTTGGTAACTGCTTTAGGTACAGGGCTTGTTGCTCCTATAACCTTCTTTTCAGGAACAAAAAGTTTTTTATTCATCTAAATCTAAGCCTTTCATCGAGGTTACAATTAAATCTTCAACATAAGTCATTCCTCGTACTTGACCTACTGTGAACCGATACGTTTCTATCGTATCGCATGAACCACTCACCAAAGACTCCGCAAAATCCTGTTTGCGCTGGCGAATGTCTTTTAAAAGATGTTCCGCTAAAACTATAGCGTCCATATATACACTCCTTTTACCATAATATAACAATATCTAGCATAGTAAAGTGTATATTACCATAAAAAATAATTAAGTTATCATATTCAAAGATGCGTTTTTTGTTTCTTTATTACGTCTAGTCCACCCTTGACCAAAAGTACCAAACGTAGATAAGGACTCATAAAACTCCTGTCTTATGCCTTTATATTTTATAATAGTTTGTTCTAACCCATGATGCTCAATGTACTCATCTAGTGTTTTTAAAGTATTAGGACCAATTCCACCATCAGCCACAGTTCCAATCATCTCTTGTAATTTTTTTGCTGCTCTGCCAACACCACTATTAACACTCCAATCAAAAACAGCTAAGTCTAAACCAGATGGGAGTTGGTCACATTTTGCTCTAAGCCAATAATTCTTTTCATAGATAGGAGCAACGTCTTCTTTCGTTAAATCCTTCATATCTGTAGTGCCACCCCACTCTTCATAAACTCTTTTGGTCACTCCGAAATTAGTCTCACCCCCCGGATCACGAGGATGATTTACATACCCACCTTCATGGTGCAAGATCATTTCTAAACATTTTTCAAAGTTTTCTTTCATGTAACTTATCCCTTTCTTCTTTTTTTCTTTTTTGACAAGTAAGACATACTTCTCTCATTTGTCTCCATTTTTGTTCAATGGTATATATCCAATATACTTTTCTTATTTCTCCACAAACAATACAGGCTTCATCTTCTATTTGGTTAAGCCTTTCTGCTTCTCATAGCTGCGCAATCCACCAATCCCAAGCATACCTCCCAGAACAGTAAGAAGAGTTGACATATCAAACTCAGGTAAATCAGGTAGTGATATTTTAAACACACTTAAAATAAAAATTAACAGAGGTTGCAAAACAAAATGATAACCAAAGGCAATTGCACATATCCACCCCACAGCAGGTCTCCATCCACCTTTAAACAAACTACCAGAAGCAGCCTCCGCTTTATTTATCTCCAACTGTGCAAGCAAAGCCTGTTGAGCGTGAGTATCGGACATGGTAGCTATCTCGTGTGCGAGTTTAGCTTTCTGATCTTTGTCCTCAATAACTTTATCAAGAATACCAGTTACTGGTCCTATAAGACTAGTTATTAGACTCATCTTTAATCTCCTTTGGTGAGGCAGCAATAGTGAAGTTTACGCTAAAAGACCGTCTTTCGCCAGAAGTCTTAAAAGGGTACACACAATGATGCAGGTGTGCAGGAAAAACAATAAAATGTCCTACCCTTGGTTTCATTAAAAAGTTAGACCCTGTATGATTAGCAGCGTGACCATAAACAAATTGTATGTGACCGTGACTTGGGTGATGGTTTTTATCGTCCTCTTCCCACTCCTCCTCAATACCGTCAGGCAATTGTAAATAACCAACACAAGAAAGCATTGATCCTAAATGCACATGAATGGGGTTGTACTCATGTTCATACTGACGAACAAACCAACTACTAGCTATTTCAAGTCTGTAATCCAAAACATCTGGTGTTATATTTCTTATACCCATAGATGTGTAAAGTTCTGCATGACTTTGATACCGCATCAAGAACGAACCCATCTCGTCAGTCCATGCCTTATTTAAATCATCATTCCACTTTAATTCTTCTTTTACTTTACCAACAAGATTACCAGACCAATCCTCCATCTCATCGTCTATAGCCTTATTGCATTTCTCAACGAAAGCATCAGACATTTTCTTGTAACCCAAGATCGGGCTAAAAGGTGTAAGTATTTCTTCTTCTTTTTGGGGGGTGTATATATTTGCCATTATCGAGCGACTCCTCTAGGTTATTGATTTAAATGTTTAAGCTCCGTTTTTAAAACAATTACTTGTTTTTCTAATTCTTGAACTCTTGCAATCGTATCTTGAACTGCTTTTGGTGGCGACCATTCATCTATCCATTGATCGTTTTCCTCAACTTCAACAGATAACAGGTCGAAATTATGTTCTAACATAGATAAGCGTTCTGTTAAACCAAAATATAACCACACAGATAAAGCTGTTACAGCAATCATACTTATAAGATTTCTAAGTGGAATGCTTATATTACTATTATCAGATAATTGAAACGGTTTGTTTTCTTCTTGTTCAGACACTTACAGTTCCTCTTTTTAATCTTAACTCATTAAGATCTTTCTTTTTTGAACCTCCGTTATAAAACCAAGCATAACCTCTATCAACCATTTCTGTATTTATGTTTGTGTCACCACAATAAATCCAGCCAAGCATACGACCATACTTACCGTCTTTTTCTGTTTTAACACGCAGTCCAGAAGATTTTCCATCTTCAAGTCTACGTTTAAGAAATTCTTTAGATTCAAGTCCTAATTCTTTTTCTTCAAGATCTTTTGTTCGACTTTCAGGACTATCTATACCAGCAAGACGAACTCTTTCTTTTTTAGAAAGATTAAACCCAAGATCAATAACAATATCAATTGTATCGCCATCAACAACCTTAACTATTTCTTTAATAGCATACTCATACATCTCTTATCCTCTTATTTATCTAAAAAAAGAAGCTGTACCAAAAGGATTTGATAACGATTGCATTGTATTTGATACTTGACTACTTTGAGGAATATTTAACAAACCTCCTCCAAGTTGATTACCACCAGATGGACTACCCATGTTAGGAGTCATAAAGTCAACGGCAGGACCACCCATTCCACCACCAAAAATACTACCAAGACCCCCTCTTAATCCACCACCACTTAAACTTAAATCAGGAAAAGTTTGATCTGTTAATTGTTGAACTTCTTGAACATATGGATCAATTTTATTTTGTAATTCTTCCTTCTTTTTCATTTTAACTAGTTGTAAAATAGGATCAAGATACCGTCTTATCGGTTCTCCACCCATTATTCCTTGACCACTTAGTCCTTCAGTAAAAGGATTAAAAGGATTTGCTACTGATAGTGCTATAGAATTAGATTGGTTCATTCTATTTTCAAAACTGTTTGGGTCTGCTAGTGCAGCTTCATAATCCTGTTGTGAAGCATACTTTGTCATTTTCCATTTTCCTTAATCTTTGTATATCCGTTAATACCAAGAAAAGCACCAATTATACCCATATTTGCTATCACCCATGTTGAACCAATTGGTTGTAATACCTGTACTCTTTCAATACTAACCCAAGGAGTCATCATAAGTCCAATAAAAGTTGTTACTGAAAATAAACTAAATAAAATCATAAAGCGAGACTGATCTTCTTTACGGTTCTGATTATCAATCTTTATAAACCGTTCATGCGTGTCAAGTTCTTCTTTTGTAACTATGCCATCACCGTCCAAGTCAGCTTGGTTCAGTGGGTTATCTTTTGAAAGTTTTTTCATTTTATTAGCATCCACTTTGGTTCAAAAGTTATAGCATGATGATAAGCAAGCAAAAATAAAACAAGAGTAATCCAAATTATCATCTTCGGCTCCATACCTCATCATTGATACTTCATAGCAAACATAATCATAAAATAAGCGCCAACTCCAGTAATAAGTATTGCACAGATAATTCCTAGGGCGTTTACAAGTTGATTTCTTCTTCGTGTTGCTTGGTAACGACCCTGAACCTCACGTTGTTTTTCTTTCTTTCTTAACTCTTGAAGTTGTCTCCACCCTGCTTCACCTCTCGTGGACAGCACTATGTTTCTTAAATTATGCTCTAAATCTTCTGCTTGTTTTAAGGCTATGAACTGTTGCATAGCATTACCGCCACCAGACTTTTTAGCATCTTTCGCATTAGCTTTTACGTCATCTATGGCTTGCCATAAAGTTCCTAAATCCTTCCCTAGTTCTGCAATTGACTTCGCACCAGCCACCCCTGCTTTTACGGCAGCGAATGAAGCCATTGCGACTGTTATAGGATCGGGCATAATTACACCTTAAAAATTAAACTTTCTTACGAGGTCGTCCAGCTTTCTTCTTCTTTGGCTTTGGCTTTTCAACCCAAGCTTCATTAACATTTGGAGTGCTTTTGTCATCACCTTTTAGCGTTCCATCTGCATTTCTGGCTCGAACCAAAACTGTTTCTTCTTTTTTAACAACTGGTTCAACAACTGGCTGTATTCCTTCTTTCTTTTGTCGTCTAAGTATTTTTTCTTCTTTAACTCTTCTTGAATATTCTTGATTAACTGATGACATTTATTTAGTTCCTTTTCATGTTATTTAAAGCTGCAATATCTCTTTGTGTTTGAATACGTTCTTCAGCAACACGAGTTTTATCTTCCAATGCCTCCTTAGATATATCTATTCTTTGTTGAGCAATAAGAGCATCATTTCTTTCGTTTTGTTGATCTTGCTCTAATTTCTTATCAAACTCTTCGCCTTTACGCTGTATATCAGCACCCTTAATTGCAAGTTCTTGTTGTCTAATTGCAACGAGAGGATCTTGCTGTGGTGGTGGAGTAACAGCTTGTGCATATTGCTCAATCATTTCAGCTATAATTTGAGAAGCAACATTTTGTATTTGTGCTTGTATTTGCTGTTGCATATTTGGATCTTGTTGCAACATCTGTTGTTGTTCTGGAGGTAATTGCGACATGACTTGCTCTTGTGCTTTCATCTCGGCAAGCATACCAATATGTTCTTGTATGTGTCCTTGTAAAACAGCAGCTACAGCCATACTTGTTTGCACAGTTGGAGTCGATAATACAGCCAAATGTGATTGAATATGTGCTTGGTGATCTTGACCTTGAAAGGCTTGCAAAGCTTGTCCAAGTAAAGCATTTTGATTTTCTTTAGCTGGGTTTGTAGGTTGTGGTTGTTGAGGAGCAGGTAAGATTGCATCTATATTTGATACACCTAAAGCCTCATACATATTTCTATACGCCTGATACAATCCTTGAGGACCACCATGTATTTGTGGATTTGATTGCACCAATTGTAATTCTGTTTGTGCTAAAGTCACACGTTGCGACATAGAAAAGATATTTGGATCACTTACTGGCAATATATCAATACGACCATCAAAATCCTGTGCTTTTATATTGGGTTCAACACCTGCAACTGCATAAGGATAAGGAGATGGATTCATAGCAAAGATATTTGCTAAAAGTTTAAACTCCATCTTTTGTGAATAATGCAATCTTTTATGGATTGCAGACATAACCTTCG